CAAGTACAAGAAGAGTTAGATAGAGCAATTAAATTGTCAAGAACTAATACCATGACTTCAACAGAGTTTACAAACTCTGCAACTGATAGAGCTGGTAAAGTTTTAGGTTTTGATAGTGCAGGTGAATTAAATGTTACAGCAGAGATTGGTTCTAACAAAGGTGATTGGTCTGCTGGTACAGCGTATGTAGTTAGAGATATTGTAAAAGATACTTCTACAAACAATATCTTTATGATTAATACAGCTCATACATCTTCTGGTTCTCAACCTTTGACTACCAATGCTAACTCAGCTAAATATGATTTATTGGTAGACGCAGCTACTGCAACTACACAAGCATCCAACGCAGCATCATCTGCAACCGCAGCAGCTAGTTCAGCTACTGCCGCAGCAAGTTCTGCTACAACAGCTTCAACACAAGCATCAAACGCATCAACATCAGCAACTAATGCTGCAACGAGTGCTACTTCTGCTGCAACTGCTAAAACTGCTGCCGAGACAGCTCAAGCTGCCGCTGAAGCCGCAGCTGATAATTTTGATGATACTTATTTAGGAGCTAAAAGTTCAGATCCTACAGTAGACAATGATGGAGATGCACTTACAGCAGGAGATTTATATTTTAATACAACCACAAACAGACTTCGTGTTTATACAGGAAGTGCTTGGGTAGAAATTGATGCAGGAATGACTAGCTTTACATTAGCTGGTTCTAGTGGATCAAATCAAACTATAACAAATGGTAATACACTAACAATCGCAGCAGGGTCAGGGATTACGACTACTGGAGGTTCAACAGATACAGTAACAATAGCTGTAACTGATGATCCAACAGCACTTGCAATCGCACTCGGCTAGTATATAAGGAGAAAATAGGAGAAATAAATGGCAAATACTTTCAAGGCAATCAACTTTGCAGCAGAACCAGCTTCGGCAGGTACACCTTATGTTATGTATACAGCAGCAGGGAGTACAACTACTGTAGTTCTTGGCTTGATACTTGCTAATATACATACAACTTCGGTAACAACAGAAGTAGAATTAGTTTCTACAACAGCAAACAGAGGTGGTGCTAACAATGTAGCAAATGGCACATCAATGTTAGTTAAAGATGTAACTATTCCAAGTGGATCTTCACTTGAGATTTTATCTGGTTCTAAAGTTATCTTAGAAGCTGGAGACAAAATACAAATTGATTGTTCTGTTGCTGATAAACTTTCTGGTACACTATCAGTAATGGAAATTACATAGGAGTTTTAATTGGCTTATATTGGAAAAACACCAACACCAGTACCTTTAACAAGTTCTGATATTACAAATGGAATAGTTACAGGTGAAAAATTAAATGCTGATGTCATATCATCACAAACAGAATTAGCAACTGCACCAGCAGATACAGATGAGTTTTTAATTAGTGATGCTGGAGTTTTAAAAAGATTAGATGCTAGTTTAATTGGTGGTGGTACATACGAAGTTGTTGCAACAGCCGATCATAGTTCAGATGTTGCTAATGTTACAATAACAGATTGTTTTACAAGCACATACCAGGTTTATAAAGTAATTGGTCATAATATAGCTGGACCAGAAGAAAAATTATTTGTACAATGTTTAGATAGTGGTGGAAGTGCCATAAGTGGTTGGGATCATGTTCATAGTTTATCTTATGTAAATGAAAGTACAGGTGGTGGTGGTGATACTTATACATCTGATGCAAATTTAGCTTATTTTAAATTTATGAATTATAATTTTTCAGCAAATACAACTAATCTAGGTGCTTTTGATTGGACTTTTTATCAACCTTATGAAAGTGCATATACTTTAGTAACAGGCAGATCAATTATTGACGCAAATAATAGTCACACTTATGGAGGTGGTTTATCAGCAATGTTACCCTCAACAACTTCTGCAAGATCACTTAAATTTTATTTTAATAGTGGCGGTAATTTTCAAGGTTACAAAATAACTGTCTTAGGAATGAAGAGGTCTTAATATGAAAACACAAATTATTAATGCTATTACAAAAGAAACTGAAGTTAGAGAAATGACAAGCGAAGAGGAAAAAGCACATGAAGAATTAATTGCTAAAACAAAAATTTCAGAAGATCAAATAGAAGCTAAAGAGCAAGAAAAAGAAACTAAAAAAATATCAGGCAAACAAAAATTAAAAGACTTGGGATTAGATGATGATGAAATTCAAGCACTTATAGGAGTATAACAATGGCATATATAGGTAGAGAACCACAAGTAGGAAACTTTCAAGTTTGTGATGCAATATCAGTAGTCAATGGTCAAGCTGCATACACTATGCAAGTAGACTCTACAAATGTTTCACCTGAAACTGCAAATCACATGATTGTGTCTTTGAATGGTGTATTACAAAAACCAGGATCATCTTTTACAGTATCAGGTTCTACAATTACCTTTGCATCAAACCTAGTTACAGGTGATGTTATAGACTTTATTCATATACTTGGTTCAGTTTTAGACCTAGGCACACCATCTGATGCTACAGTTACCAATGCAAAAACTAATTTTACAACAACATCTTCTGCTGCTGGATTACAGATAAAAGGTGATGGAACAACAGATGGTGCTTTACAACTTAATTGTAGTCAAAATAGTCATGGAATTAAATTAGCTTCTCCAGCACATTCTGCTGGTCAATCTTATAAACTTATTTTTCCAACAGGAAATGTCACAGCAGATAGATTTTTAAAAGTAGATTCTGTATCAGGTTCAGGAACAACAGGTATAGGACAATTATCTTTTGCTGAAGCTGGTGGTGGCGATATGGTAAAAATATCATCAAATACTTTATCATCTGCTAGTTCTTATTCAACTGATGCTTTGGATAGCACATATTTTGCTTATAAACTTATTGTACAAATTACAAGTATTAGTTCTCAATATGCTTTAATTAGTGGTAGAATTAGAACTTCAAGTTCTGATGTAACCTCTGCGAACTACACTTGGACAGTTGATGGTGCATTTAGATATACAAATAATAGTAGTGGAAATGGAACTTTAACAGGTGGATATGCTGGAGATACTGAGTGGCATCTTCATGGCGAGGGTGGATTAGATACTGATACAGGAGAGGGTGTAAATATGATTATTGATTTAATTAATCCATCAGGTTCATCAGGTTTTAAAAATGGTTTTTGTAGATCATCATTTTTATATGATAGTGCTAGATGGTATACAGTAGATAGCACTTTTAAATATGCTTCCCAATCGGCTTATACAGGATTTAGTCTTTACGCAAGTGCTGGAACAATGACAGGAACAGTAAATTTATATGGAATTAAGTAGAAGTAAAATATGGCTCTTAAATTTGCTAACAACAACTCCTTATCAGCAATAACATCTTTACCAGCTTCTGTAAGTGGTGGTGCATTTACATTATTAGAAACTCAAACTGCATCAAGTTCATCTACAATAAGTTTTACTTCAAACATAGACTCTACTTATGATGCTTATATGTTTAAGTTTTATAATATTCATGCTTCAGCAGATGCTTTTTTAAGTTTTCAAGCTGACACAGGAACAAACACCAATTATAATCAAGCTATAACTTCAACATTTTTTTCTGCTTTTCATGATGAAGCTGGGAGCTATCCATCATTAACTTACAGAGCAGATGATGATGCGGCACAAAGTACGTCTGATGTTAAAATAGGATTTAGAACAGGAAATGATGATGCTGATATGAATATTTGTGGAACTATGCAAGTTTATAATCCAAGCAGTTCAACTTTTGTAAAACATTTTATGACAAGATTTTCATCTTATGATACAGGAAGTTATGAATGTGATACTTTTGTTGCTGGGTATATAAATACAACTACTGCCATAACAAGATTTAGATTTAAAATGAATACAGGCAACATAGATAGTGGAGTAATAAAATTATATGGCATTAGTTAAATACAATAATAACAGTATATCAGCTATCACTACTCCTGGAGCATTAGCAACAGGTGGTATGGTTTTAATTAAAGAACAAACTGCTAGTTCAAGTGCTTCAATATCTTTCGTACATGGAAGTTCAGATGTAGTTTTTGATAGCACATATCCTATTTATATGTTTAAATTTGTAAATATACATCCAAGCACAAATCATACAGATTTTAAATTTAATTTAAGTATTGATAGTGGTTCAAATTATAATGTTACAAAAACAACAACTAGTTTTAATGCTATTCATAGTGAAAACAATAATACTACAAATCTTCAATATCATGCTGGTTCAGATTTAGCTCAATCTACTGGAGATCAAAATATTGCATACTATGTAAGTGATGATAGTGATGGATCAGTTTCTGGAAAAATGTTTTTATTTAATCCTTCATCAACTACTTTTGTAAAACATTTTATGATAAGAGCAAATGGTATGTATAAAGATACTGGAGATGGAAATTCTCCATATACACATGATTTTTATACTGCTGGTTATGGTAATACTACGTCAGCAGTTGATGCTGTTGTTTTTAAAATGTCATCTGGCAACATAGATTCTGGTACAATTAAACTCTATGGAATAAAGGATAGTTAATGAGTATTGTAAAATTAAATAACAGAGGTGTAAAAGATGCAACAGCATTTGGAAGCATATCTTCATTAGGAAGTTTAACTTTAATACAAAAACAAACTGCATCATCATCAGCTACTATCAGTTTTACATCAGGAATTGATAGTACATATAAAGAATATATTTTTTATTTTGTAAATATGCACCCAGCTTCTGATACTCAAAGACTAACTTTTCAAGCAGATACAGGAACAAATACTAATTATAATCAAACAATAACATCTACTGCTATAAGTACATATCATTATGAAAATGGAAGTGATTCATCATTATCTTATGATACTAATGATGATTTAGCACAATCAACTAATTTTCAACCTTTATGTAATACAGTTGGAAATGATAATGACCAAAGTGCATCAGGTTATTTGCATATTTTTAATCCTAGTAGTTCTGTTTTTGTTAAACATTGGATGTGTAATTTTTGTATAAGTCATAACGAAGATTTAGTAAGCACAAGACACAATGCTGGATATTTTAACACCACTACTGCATTGACAAGGTTTCAGTTTAAATTTGCATCAGGAAATATAGATAGCGGAGACATCTTGCTATTTGGGTTAAATTAACATACAAGGAGAATATTATGCCAAGATATAAATTAGTAAATGGAGAACGAATACAGTTCACAGCAGAAGAAGAAGCACAAAGAGATCAGGAAGAAGCTGATTGGGAAGCTGGTGCTTTTGATAGAGCTATGGTTAGACTACGAGAAGATAGAAATAGAAAGTTAGCAGAAACAGATTTTTATGCTTTATCAGATGTCACTATGTCAGAAGATATGACTACCTACAGACAGAATCTTCGTGATATTACGAATGGTTTATCTACTGTTGAAGATGTAAACGCTGTTGAATTTCCCATCAAACCATAACAATGAAATATATTTTGATCCTGTATATGTGCAGTTTAACTACAGGTAAATGTCCAAACAGCACAGTATCAGGTTATCAATTTAATTCACATTATGATTGTATTAATGCTGGTTATGCTATTGCACAAAAAACTTACAGAAACTTGAAAGAACTAGAAGATTGGGATAAACCTGATTTTGAAAAAGAAAAAATTGTAGTTAAGTTTGAATGTAAGGAGATTAAAGTAAATGCCTAAGAAAAAAACTTTAACAGCAAAAGAATTAACAAGTCAAATGACAGGCATGAGATTATCAAAGCATGAAGCTATCTGTGCAGAGAGAATGAAAACATTATTCAAAGCAATAGATGAGATGCGTAAAGATATAAAAGATTTAAGACAAGATATGAACAAGGGAAAGGGAGCTGTAAACGTACTAATTTTTTTAGCAGGACTAATTGCAGCTATTGTTGGTGTTTTTAAATGGAATGGCTAGGCGTAAAAAAGCAGTTACTGGATTGGTTAATGAACTTGCAGCACAGCTTGACTTTGCCAAAGACCCCAATATACTTGTATTTACACCACTTGGAGGACTTGGACCAATAGATATTGTGACTTTAAATATGACTACAGGTGAGTATACTGCTTATGATGTTAAAACTAAAAATTTTAGAAAACAAGATTATCAAGCTAAAGATGGCTATAAGAGAAAAACTAAAGGATCTCTTATCAATCGTCAAGCAACTTTGGAACAAAAGAAACTAAAGGTAAAAATAATCTATGCAACTATCTCGTAACTTTTCTTTATTAGAGCTTACCAAATCAGACACTGCAATTCGTAAAGGGATAGATAATAATCCTAATGCAGATCAGATAGAAAAATTAAAATTACTTTGTGAAAATAT